TGGGGATGTACTGGTTTTGACGCTGTGATCGGTAGATCCGGATTGCGAGTACGGGCGCTGTTCCCGTTTATCAACGAGCAAACTAAATTAAACGACAATAAAGTTGTTTCAATGGCTGACTATAGAATGGCAAAAGCTGCCTAACAGCCCGTCTAACTAAGCCAGCTTGCCGCTTAGGGTGACGCAAGTATGCAAGATGCAGTGTGCAAATGATGGTATGCGCATCAAGATTAACCATTGAAGGTTAGACTTCCGCAAAAAGTCTTTGATTCAAATCAGGTTGTGTAACTTTCCGTATTGAATCGAGATAATAAGTTACTACACTCGTAGAAGTTCGTTTTTATCCACAATGGACGCGGGTTCGACTCCCGCCATCTCCAGATTTTTTAAATTTTGCCTTTTTATTATAATGTCAAAAGGCTCAAACGCTTCAATGATGATGTTTTCCCCGTCAAAGAAAAAGTTCGAGCCTAAAATTTTCAACAGTTTGACCTTTTCTTCGTCGCTTTCTTTCAAATACGCACTATAAGCGTTTTTCGAGAGTTCGAGCAATCTTGAAATGTCGTCCATGAAAGTTCTATCAAAACGCAGACTTGTTTCAAGTTTAATAATGGCAGCGTCGAGTTCTGCTTGCCATTGTTGACGCTTTTGACAATAGAATTCTTCATCAATCAGCCCGTCTGCACGGTCCGTGTATAAATTATCAAGACGCTTTCTCAGTTTGTTTATTTCTTTGTTGAGATTTTCCGAAGTCAATACCGTATATTCAGACTTTTGCTTCAGCATTTCTTTTGCTGCATTTTTGATGTCGGAAATTTCTTCTTCTGACAAAACAATTTGCTTCAGGAATTCAACAAAAGCTGCTTCGATTTTTTCTTCCCTGATGAATTTTTTCTTGCAAGTGCCGCCACGCTTGCCCGTACAATGATAATAAACATATTTGCCTTTTTGAATTTCAGCCGTAACAGAACAGCCGCAATGTGCACACTTAATCAAGCCTAAAAATGCGAATTTGTGCGTTCTTGGACGAGAAATGAATTGTTCTGCAAGTCTTTTTTGAACAGCAAAAAACAGTTCGGGTTCGACGATTGGTTGATGTTGCCCGTGTTCATATCTTTTTCCCTTATACTCAAATTGCCCGATGTAGAAATAATTATGCAAAATAAGTTCAACTGCTCTTTTCGTACAGGGTTTCTTGTTTGGCTTGAAGCCTTCTTCTGTCAATATTTTTGCAATTCCGCCATAAGTGAACACACCTGTTGAATATAATTCATAAGCCTTGACAATATAGGGTGCAGTTTCTTTGTCCGGGACAATAATTCTGCGACCACTCTTGAGCGTAATATTTTTATAACCGAACGGGGCTTTTGTCGGGCAATAGCCTTGTTCAGCTTTTTCTTTTAAACCTTTTCTGATTTCTTCAGATAAGTTGTCAATATAATTTTTTGCCATAAGAACACGAATTCCGTGCATGAACTTATCTTGCGAGCGGGAATTCTTGCTCAAAGTTGTTCCTTCTTTGACAAAATGAATTTCAAGATCCTCAAATTCATCAAGCAAAACATAATCTTTTAAATTTCGATAGAGTCTGTCTGTCTTTTCTACAAGGATTGTACGGACAGACTTATTTTTTTTGAGAAATTTCAACATTTCGTTGAACTGTTTTCTTCCTGCATGTTTTGCGGTTTCAGCTTCAAAAAAGGACGCAACAATTTTCAAGTCATGCTTTGTGGCATAATCATTCAACAATTTATCTTGAGCAGGAAGCGAAAAGCCTTCTTTTTCCTGTCTATCAGATGAAACACGTCCGTATTTAACAGCACTTTTCAATTTTGCCCGCCTTTATATTGTAAAGATGTTTCAATATATTTGTTTGTTTGCACGTCCTGAAGCAAAGCTTCAACAGACGGAACTTCGTTCAAAGGAAACAGAAGTTTGATTGTCTTTTGTTTATTCGGCATGACAATTTCTGATTTCAAATTTTCAAGCGAAGTTCCTATTCCAAAAGTCGCAGCTTCAGCAAGTGCTTCTTTTTGTTTATTCAAGACTTTTGAATTCTTTGCATTTCCGACAAAACCCGCAATTCCTAAAGTTAAAACGCTCAAATATATGTATTTGTTGTTTTTCTTAACCGCTTGAACGCCTTCTGAAATAAGAATTTGATTTGCATTTTTGACAGCGTTCTTTGCTTCAAAACTGATTATTTTTGCAGGGTTCTTTCCGTTGTTCTGAAGTGTAATTTCATAACCTGAGCAATGTTCTTTCAACATTTCTGCTTGTATTTGCACGGGTGTTGCCGAAATGCTTGCAACTTCAGCTGCAAAAGTTTGAATGATTACAAAATTAAATAAAATAAAAAATAAGAATATTTTTTTCATAATTACCTCTTAATGACGAATTTTTTCGAGATGTCCGACATTTTTATACCCTGCAAAATCGTTATTTTCAATATGTTCGATTTCATGTTTGAAAGCCTTTCTTTGACTTTCAAAAGTCAAATTCAAATTGAGAACGATTGTGTAATAATTTTCGGAAGCACAAAACATTGTAAAAGCGTTAATTTGATTGGGGAGTTGTTTGAAGACAACTTGATAATTGTCAAGCATTCGGGTTTGTTCCTTTCATTTGGTTTGCAACATTTATAAGTGAAGAAATTGCTTCGGGTTTAAGATGTCTTGTTGCGTCCATGAGAATTCGTTTTTGTTTGTCTTCAAAGATTTCTTGTGCGAGTCTGTTTGTTTCTTTGTCGTGATAATATGGCGAATCTTCTTCGGTTTCAGAAACAAGAAAGTCATCAATAATACAGTCAAGAGCTTTTGCAAGTTTTCTCAATGTATCAAGTGTCGGGTTATCGTTCAATCCTGCAAAAATTTTTGCAGCAACACCTTCAACGAGCCCTGCTTTGTCTGCAACTTCTTTAATAGTCATATTTTTTGCGTCTTTCAAATTTTTCAATTTTTCAGTGTCTATATTTTTCATCGCATTGTTACCTTTCTTAATATTCATTATAAAACATAAAACAAGAAAAAATATACATTTTAAGGAAGTTTTGTAACAAAATTTGTAGAAAAACTTACTTAAAAATAATTTTTACACTTGACATATTACTTTTAAGGAATTAACATAAGAACATCAAACTTACTTAAAAAGAATATTTATTTAAAACGACTTACTTAAAAGGAAGGTGTTACAAATGGGAAAATTTAAAAATCTTGAAGCTGAAATGGTGCGTTGCGAGCTTGAAAACAAAGACATTGCAGACGAACTTAAAATCGGAACAAACACTGTGCGTCGCAAATTAAATGGAGAAATCGGAATCACCATTGAAGAAGCAAAGAGAGTTCAAAAATTACTTAAAAAGAAAAACGCTGACTTTACAATCGACTTTCTATTTGCTGAATAACGGAGTTTTGAGCGGTGGCACTTCAAGTCTATGAAAGCAAACAGACAGGCAAAGCAGAAGTCGTTTTTCAGAATTCTGAAAAAAATTTGATTGTAATTTCTGCAAGAGAAAAGAGTACTGAAGAACAAAAACAAAAAAGGCTCGCAAGCTATATTTGCAAATTGCTTGAATGGAGCAAAACAGAGAATGAACAACAAAACAAAGGAGATAAAAATGCAAAACAAGGAAAAGAAACAACGAAAATCAATCTTGCAACTGCTGTTCAAACAGCCGCAACGTGAAGAACCAACAAAACAACAAAAAAAAGAAATTTTGACAGAAGCTCTTGCAAGATTTTTTGCTGACCATGACAAAGTTTCAGACGAAGTGAATTTGTTCCCGCTTACAAGAGCAAGAAATGAAGTTGAAAAAATGGAAAAAGAAGGCTCTCTTGATTATCACTTCGAATGGTTCTTATTGCAGCAAGACTATTTGAGAAAAGTTTCAGCGTTGCAAGCACGCTACATTAAACAAGGTTTACAGCTTCAAAATTGAAGCAAAAAAACATAAGCAAGGAGAAAAGATGAAAATTGCAAAATTAAAAATCAAAAATTTGTTCGGAATTTCTGAATTTGAAGCAGACGGAAGAAGTATTGAGCTTCTTGGAGCAAACGGAACAGGAAAAACCTCTGTTCTTGACGCTCTCCGACTTGCCTTGACAAACAGTTCTGACAGAGAATTCGTTGTCAAAAATGGCGAAAAGGAAGGCGAAATTTTTGTTGAATTCGACAACGGAATTGAAATCAAAAGAAAACCCCGAACAAATATGACTGACTATAAATCAGTCAAAGAAAACGGAAAAGAAGTTCAAAGTCCTGAAAAATTTTTGAACAGCTTGTTTTCTGAAATGCAGCTCGATCCAATTAAATTTATTGCACTTGACACAAAAGAACAGAACAGAATTCTTCTTGAGCTCATTGAATACGATTGGGACTTGAAAAAAATTGAAGAATGGTTCGGAGAAATTCCGCCCGGAGTTGATTATTCAAAAACAATTCTTGAGGTTCTTAAGCAGATTGCTTCTGAAGACGGCTATTATTACACACAACGCCGCAAAATCAATGCTGACATCAAAGCTGACGAGCACGTTGTTGAAGAAATGGTTCGTTCTATCCCTGAAGGCTTCAACGCTGAAAAATGGCGAAAATATGACCTTGCCGAAACTTATGCAACCGTTGAAAGAGCCCGTCAAGAAAACGCAAAAATCGAAAAAGCCGAACTTTTAAAAAGCAACTATGACGCAAAAATTGCTTCGTTTGCTTCGGAAAAAGAAACCGAAATTGCAAAAATAAAACAGGAGCTTTTGAACGAAAAGACGACTCAGGAAGCAAAGATTGCGTCATTAAAAGCAGAGCTCAAAGCCGCTGAAGAACGACTTTCAAAAATAGGCGAAAATGAAGCGGACAAAATTCAAGTTGCTGACGCTAACTACAAAGCAAAAATTGCTGAATACAACGAAGAATTGAAATCTTTTGAAGCGTATATCGGGAAATCAAAGCAAAATGTTGAAAAATTACTTGCCGAAGCTAATGCAGCAAAAGAAATGCAAACTCACTTGACGGAATACGACAGAATGACGGAATTCAACAAAAGAATTGCTGAATTCCGTGCAAAATCGGACGAATTTACTTCCAAAATTGAGCTTGCAAGAACGCTTCCTGCTCAAATTTTAGCAGAAGCAAAGCTTCCGCTTGATAATATGACAACCGACGGCGACTCTGTTTTGATTGGCAATTTGCCTGTTTCAAACCTGTCGGAAGGAGAAAAACTTCAACTTTGCGTCGATGTTGCAGTTAAAAACAATAAAGGCTTGCAAATTGTGCTTATTGACGGAGTTGAAAAGCTCTCTGTTGTCAATCGTGAAGCCCTTTTTGAACGCTGCAAAAAAGCAAATGTCCAATTCATTGCTACACGCACAACCGATGACAAAGATTTGACAGTTATTGAGTTATAGCGGGGAGATTGAGTCTTTTTGCGGGGTTTTCGCTCTGAGAAAAATTCCGCAGCCCTTCGGGGCAAGACGTACTTATAAAAAAGGAGAAAAACATGCAAACAATTACAGAAGAAGAAAAAACTCTCAGCAAAGAACTTTTCGAAGCAATGGACCTAAAAGAAAAGCAGTTCAACGAAATTAAAAAGAATAATCCTGACAAAAAAGTTATCAAGCAAAAAATTATTATTGAATGGGAAGAATTAGTTGACGTCAAAAAGGAAGAACTTCGTTTTGAAGAAAATGCTGAAGACAGAAAATTCAACAAAAACTTATTAATGAGCCGCAGCAAATACATCGGACTTGAAGCCGTGAAATTTGCAAAATCAATTCAAGACGTCGAAACATTCGCAGTTAAAGAATTCACTTATGCAGGCGGTCCTGAATGCCTTGAAGACAAATGCTGCATTCCAAAGGGTGCAATTTGTTTGAATGACGCACCTGCTAGTGTCAAGAGAGCTATTGCAAACATTATTTCAAAAATTGCTGATGTGGCTGAAGACGAAGACAAGACGCATGACGACATCATCAATGAAGAAATCGAACAAGAACACGCCGAAGCCGAAGCAAGAAAAGCAGAAACAGGCGACAAAGCTGTTGACGATTTTTTGAACGGCGAAACTGACGAATTGCCTGAAGGCACGAAAGAAATTTCAACAGAAGAAGCTGTTGCTCTTGAAAACGCAGCTGCTGTTTCTTCGGCGAATTAACATTCATCAAGCAGACAAAGAATTTTGTCTGCTCCATTGAGTGCTAATTCGTACACAATACAAAACAAAAGGAGATTGCGGAATTATGGCAGAACAAGAAACAAAAAAAGAAAATCAATTCGCTGTTATGTTGCAGCAAAATTTGACGGCAATGCTGCTTCAAAAAGCGGCTTCATTGCCAAAAAACTTCAATCAAACAAAGTTTGTTCAGAATTGCTTGACTGCTATTGAGGATATTGACGACATTGAAGAAGTCGAAGTTTCAACAATAGTCAAGGGGCTCATGAAAGGTGCAATTCTTGGTTTAGACTTCTTGAACAAAGAATGTTATTTGATTGCGTATAAAAATAAAGAAACCGGGAAACTTGAACTGAATTTTCAAACGCATTACAAAGGCGAAAAGAAGCTCGCAATGCTTTATTCAGTCAAACCTATAAAAGAAATTACAACTGAACTTGTTCGAGAGGGCGACTTCTACGAAAAAACCGTTGTGAACAATAAAAAAATTGTGAACTTCAAGTCTGTTCCATTTAGCGACAAACCGATTGTCGGGGCTTTCACAGTAATTCTTTACGAAGACGGCAGCTCCTATTCAGACGATATGAGCAAAAAAGACATTGAAGATGTTCGAAAATTTTATTCAAAAGCAAAGAATTCTCCTGCTTGGACGAATTCTGTTGGCGAAATGTACAGAAAAACAGTTTTGAGAAGAACTCTCAAGGCTGTCGAGAGAGTCTTCGAGAGCCCTGAACAGCTTCGAGCTTATGACGATTGTTCAGACTTTGAATTCAACAACAAACCTGCTTTGAATGGTCCGACAAATGCTTTGAATGTTTTTTCTCCTGTTACAACACAAGCACAGCTTCCCGGAAATGTTGAACAACCTGAAGAAAAAATCATTGAAGTTCAATCAGAAGAAAAATTTGTTTGTGTGGACTGCGGAGCAGAAATCACAGAAGCTGAAAACGGTTACAGTAATAAACATTTCAAACGTCCATTGTGCAGAACTTGCCAAAAAACAGCGAAAGAGGGCGGCAAATAATGTTTTTGACTGAAGCGAATTACTATTCAAAAGAAGCAAACGAGCAATTTCTCAGCGTTTCTCAATATAAAGACTTTTGCGGCACTATGAAACAACGTGGCTGCGAAGCAAAAGCAATGGCAAAACTGCGGGGAGATTGGGAAGAAGAAACGACCGAAGCAATGCTTCTCGGTTCTTACTTGGACGCTCATTTTGAAGGAACGCTTGATGTTTTCAGAATGAAACACCCTGAAATTTTCAGAAAAAAGGACGCTGAATTGTATGCAAAATTTCAGCGTGCTGAATCTACAATTCAAATGCTTGAGCAAGACGAACTTTTCATGGATGCAATGAGCGGAGAAAAACAAGTCATTTTGACAGCAGAACTGTTCGGGGCGATGTGGAAATGCAAACTTGACTCTTTACAGCTCAAAAGGTGCATTGTTGACTTGAAATACGTCAAAGATATTCATGAGCGTTTTTGGGTAAAAGACGAAGGCAGTTATGTTTCTTTTCCCGAATGGTGGGGCTATGACATACAGGGTGCTATATATCAAAAAATCGTTGAAATTGTTTACGGGGAAAAATTGCCGTTCTACTTGGCGGCTGTTGACAAAAAGAAAGTTCCCGACAAAGACATTGTTTCTTTTGACGAAGCAAACAAACCTGTCGGAAGCGGTTTTGAAGGCATTCTCAACGAAGTTGAAAGGAATGTTCCCCGAATTCTGCAAGTGAAATCAGGTGCAGTTGAGCCTGACAGGTGCGGCGTTTGTGATTATTGCAGGGCAACACGCAAGCTCACTCGTCCTGTTTATTTCCGGGACTTAATCGAGGTTTAAACTATGGCGTTAAGAAATCAACCTTATTTTCCATTATATGTGCAAGATTTTATGACAGACGAGAAACTGAATGAATGTTCCGCAAAAGCAAACGGAATATATATTCGTTTGATGTGTATTATGCACAAGTCGGAAGAATACGGAACAATTTTGCTCAAGCAAAAATACAAGCAAAATGAAAGCAAAAACTCAAGCAAAATTGAAGCAAACAATCAAACAGAAAAAAATATTTGCTTGTGTTTCGCTTATCAACTTTCAAAAAATATGCCTTTTTCTATTGCAGAAATCGAAGAAGGCTTGTCGGAACTTCTTGCTGAAAAAGTTGTTTACATTGACGGCGACAAACTTATTCAAAAAAGAATGCAAAAAGACGGAATTATAAGCGACAAGCGTTCTTCCGCAGGTTCTAAAGGTGGGAAAAAGAGCACTTCCAAAAGACAAAAAGAAAATTTTGCTTCAGATTTTGCTCAAGCAAATTCCGAAGCAAATTCAAAGCAAAATCATGAAAATGAAGTTGAATATGAAAATGAAGTTGAAACTGAAAATATAAACTCTACTATTCATGAAAATTCAACTTCTTCAAAAATCAAAAAAATTGATCCTTATTATTCGAACGAAAGAGTATTTTTTGACAATGCGTATGAGAAAGTTTTCGGGCAAGCACCTTACATGACAAATGAGGATTGCTTGAACTTTTCCGAAATTGCTTCCAAAACGCCTGCATTTTTCGATACTCTTGAAGCCGATTTGAAAAAATTAAAAAAAATCAACTTTGAAAAAATAGGGTATAAGCCTTCTGCAAGTTGGTTTTTAAAAGAAAAAAATTACGCTGATTTGAAAAATGGCGTATATGACAGCTATTTGAACACTGAGGAAGGAAACAACGAAAATGACGGATATAGCTATTAAGAATGCTGATTTCAGCACAATAGGAAGCCTTTGCGAAACTGCTATTGCCGAAGCAGCAGAACCCCGAAAATGCAAAATTTGCGGGAAGCCTTTCAAGCCGCTGACACTTGAATTGTTTGGCAGAAAATCAACCGTCTATGCTCTTGACTGTGATTGTCTTCAAAAAAAAGACGCTGCTGACGAAAAGAAAAGGCGTGAAGACAGACTTCGTGAAAAATACGCAAGAGCAAACATCGGCAAACGATATGAGAATATGACTCTTGAGCAGCTTCAGAAAATGGGAACTGAACACGCTCAAGACGCAATAAAATTTTGCGAAGAATTTGTTTCAAATTCAGGGAAAGCCCTTCACCTAATCGGCGAACCCGGAAACGGAAAAACTTCAATCGGTTATGCAACATTAAAAAGATTGCTTGAAAAAGGCTTTAACGGCGTATATATGACGTGGGACGACTTTTCAAACCGTTGCTACAATGCAAAAAGTTTTAATTCCGAAATAACGGTCGAAAGAATTATGTCCGACTTGACTCATTTTGACATCGTTGTTCTTGATGAATTTATAGTCAATTTAAAAAGCGACAGCGAAATTCATCTTGCCGCTGATTTAATAGACAGGTGGTACAGGGACGAAAAGAGTTTCATTCTTATAAACAACCCCTGCGACATTGTTGAAATGAAACAAATTCCCCGTTTTAGAAAGCTGTTTGACCGTGTTCAGCAGCAGGCTGAATTGTGGCGTTTTGAACACGGCTCTTATAGAAGGGAAAACAAGAAGAATTGAGGTTGATATGTTGGGAAGAATTCAAGACGAAATCTTGAAAAAGAAAATTGAAATCGTTCTGCAAAAAGAAAACACCCATGAAGCAATTATTTTGAGAGATATTTTGCAACGTGGCTTCACGACTGTTCGTGATTTGTTGCCGAAAATGAATTGTCCTTATTCTGCAATTCGGGACTTGCAAAAAGTTTTCGGAATTCCGATTGAATGCGACGAAGGCTTCAGGAAGACAACAATTTTCAGAAACGGGAAAGAGATTGAGCTGAAAAAACGCTTCAAGATTTATAAACTCGCAGGAGTGCAAAATGCTTAACAATACGCCGAAAACAAATTTCATATACAACGGCGACTGCCGGGACTTATTGAAAGAATATCCCGACAACTTCTTTGATTGCTGCGTTTCAGATGTTCCGTACAAAATTATTACAGGCGGGGCAAGAATTACAGAAGAAAGCGTTGACAAATTCGGAAAAACCGATCCAAAAGGCATATTTTCGAAGCAAGTTTGCACGGACCGCCTAAAAAATAAATGGTTGAAGCAAAATGACGTTGACTCAGCAATCCTTGTTTCTAAAGGACAGCTTTTTGAACATTGCGACATAAAATTTGAAGAATGGCTTCCTGTTGTTTATAGAGTTTTGAAAGAAGGTTCTCATGCTTATTTTATGGTAAACGACAGAAATCTTGTCGAACTAATAACAAAAGCAGAAAATGTCGGTTTCAAGTTTCTCAATTTGCTCGTTTGGGTAAAAAACAACGCAACACCGAACAAATTCTATATGAAAAAATGCGAATTTGTTGTTTTGCTTAGAAAAGGCTTTGCAAAATATATCAACGACAAAGGGACGACAAATGTTTTCAGCATTCCGAATATTATTGGAAACAAATTTCACCCGACGGAAAAGCCTGTTGAATTGATGAAAATTTTTATTGAACAAAGCACGGAAGAAGGCGACATCGTGCTTGAACCGTTCTGCGGTGCGGGTGCGACTTGTATTGCAGCAGCAGAGCTCGACAGAAAATATGTTGCAGCCGAAATTGAGAAAAGATTTTGCGAAATTACAGAACAAAGACTTCAGGGAGTTGCAAAACGTGAAGACAAAAACAGCTGCCCTGAACAACAAAGCTTATTTTAAAAGGAGAAAACAAACATGATTAAATTTACATTCGACAAAAACGACAAAGTATTTTCAGACGGCAGATTTTGTTCAAACGGACATTGGATCTGCGATTTGGAAAAAATTCCGCTTGGAGAGTTGCTCATGGACAACATTGACATTGTATGCGGAACAGGAAATCAAATGAAACTCATTGACAACAATCCTATTCAACAAAGGAATTTTTCAGCGGTAATTCCTGAATTCGGAACTTACGAAATGAGAAACAGCGGTTTCTTATTTGAAAACCCGACAAACAAGGGAAAATATAGACTGTTTATGAATATTGAACAAGGACTTATTTGCTTTGTAAATGAGGCGTATATAAAAATTTTCAATGATGTAAAAACGGAATCAATCACAACGAACGGACAAGGACAAATGCTTCAATTTCGTGATAAGGAAGAAGAATTTGTTTTTGGGGTTATGCCTGTAAATCTTGAAGCTGAAGTTGACAGCATTTTTGAATTGATTTCAAGACAAAGATTAAAACAACACATGTGGGATATTTCAAACGAATTGAATAACTGCATTGATGAAGACACAGAAGACAAAAGCGACGGGGAAGAAAAAGAAGAATGACACGGAATACAACGCCGCTTGAAGCGGACGAACAAATTTCATTCATTGAACATTGTGCAGCAAGAAAAATTCGTGTTGTTAGCACTCAGAACGGCTTCAAAATGCCGAAAAATGCTTTCAACTTTGCAGCATATTCAAACAAGCTCAAACGCATGGGGCTTTCAAAAGGCTTCCCGGACCTGATTGTTTTTGCAAAGAATTCCGAACATGAAGTTCTTTTTCTTGAAATGAAACGCCAAAAGGGTGGGAAGCTCAGGGACGAGCAAAAAGAGTGGATTGAATTTCTTGACCGTGAAAATTATGCAGTCGGCGTTGCGTATGGCTGCGACTCGGCAATAAGAATTCTGAATAAATATTTGGAGATGTAAAAAGTGAACATTTTGTCTTTATTTGGTGGAATAGAATGCGGCAAAGTAGCAGCAGAAAGAGCAGGAATCTCGTTTGAAAAATACTATACAAGCGAAATTGACAAATTTGCAATCGAAATCACAAAAAAGAACCACCCTGAAGCAATTCAGTTGGGCAATGTGAACAACTGGCGTTCTTGGCAAATTGACTGGAATTCAATCGGTCTTATTATGGGCGGAAGTCCCTGTCAAGGTTTCAGCGTTGCAGGAAAACAGCTTAATTTCAACGACGAACGCAGCAAACTTTTCTTTGTGTTTGTTGATATTTTAGAACATATTAAAAAATTTAATCCGAACGTCAAATTTCTTCTTGAAAATGTAAAAATGAAAAAAGAATTTGAAAATATAATTACTCAGTTTGTCGGTGTCGAACCTGTTGAAATCAATTCGGCTCTTGTTTCTGCACAAAACAGAAAGCGTTTATACTGGACGAATATTGCAGCTATTGAACAGCCTGAGGATAAAGGAATTCTTTTGAAAGATATTGTTCATGAATTCGCTGACGTTGACAGAGAAAAAGCACTTTGTTTGACTTCAACATATTACAAAGGGGCACGTCCAAAAGATTATTTTGAGAAGTCAAAAAGACAGCTTGTTTTTGAAAAGCTTTCCGAATTCGTTCTTCCTTATGAAAAAGCTGCTCAACTTCTTGAAAACGAAGTCAAAAGAGGGAAAATTGCTTGTTCAAATGGGGTTTATTACATACACGGCAAAAAAGTTTCGCTTGATGTCGAATTATACGGCATTTTGAATTTGCAACGTGGGAACAATGACGGCGGCTTGAGGAACAACGGAGAAAAAGCCCCGACAGTTACTTCAAATAAGTGGCAATATAACAATCATCTTTTGTTTGGCTGTATTGACCCGCATTCAGCAAATAAAAAACAAAACGGACAAAGATTTTCAGAAGGGCAAAAGTTCTATACACTTACACGCAGGGATCATCACGGAATTTTAATTGAAGGTTATTTGCGAATGCTCACGCCGATTGAGTGTGAACGTTTGCAGACGCTTCCTGATAACTACACAGCAGGCGTTTCAAATACTCAAAGGTATAAAATGCTTGGCAATGCTTGGACTGTCGATGTTATCGCTCATATTTTGAACAAATTGCCGAAAATTTGAACAATTTAACCGAAAAACGAACAAAAACAATCAAAAATGAACATAAAGGAGAAAGTATGAACAAAACGAATTATTGCGATATTCAGAACAACTGCAAATTGTTAATACAAACGCAGGCTCAATATGAAAAAGTCGTTGAGCAAAACAAAAGCCTTCAGGCAGAGCTGAACGCTTTAAAAAGAATTCAGAACGAAGCTCTCGAAGAACCGTTGAACTTGAGAGAAGTTCTTTTGATGAACTGCGTCAAAGACGACATTGTTTCAATGTATGAAAACGACAATCGAAAAAAAATTGTCGAATTCTTGACGGAAATGTCTTCTCAAGACAATAGAGGGACACGTTTTCCTTATTATTATACAATTATTGACTACAACGACAATTATGTTCCCGATGATAGAGGAGAATTTTTCTATGATCCGTATGCGGCGGACATTGAAAAAATTGAAGATTGCATTCGTGAAAGATACGAAGACGAACTTATTGAGCTAAAAGAAGACGACAATCTTGAAGATATTTTGAAATATATCGGAACAAGTCTTGAAGACGACAGAATCAATGAATGGCTAGAAGAACATATCAACGAAACACTTCAACGATTTTCAGCAGAACCTGTTTCGTGGTTTGACGGCGTCTTTTTTACAGAAAAAGACGCTGAAGCATATCTTGAAAGTGCAAGAAATCATCATTCTGAACAAGCTCATACTTACGTTGATTGTATGTGCAAATGGGGCAGAAGTTCGCAGACGGAACAATTTTTGACAAACCTTTTCAATTATTTCGGAATAAAAGTTCCGCCTAAATTGTACTACGAAAACAAGGAAAAAACCGAAGCGGGGAAGCAATCATGAGCAGAAAAAATCACATTTTGAACCTTGTTTTGAAATTTGCATGGTTCGACAAAATAAAATCGGGAGAAAAAACAACGGAATTCAGAGAATGCTCTCCGACTTGGGACAGAGAGCTTGGCGAATTCGGCAGCGAATACAAACAAGTTCGTTTTAATCGTGGCTATACTTGCCCGGAACAAATGACTTTTGAAATTAAAAGCATTGAATTGACAACAGAGAAAAACGACTTGGGGCTTCCGAAATGTTGGGCAATTAAACTGGGAAGGAGAATCGCATGACAAAATACAGAGTCGAGGTTCTACCCGAAGAACTCAAAAAGAAAAACTGTCTAACTTGTGAATATGGCGAATACAACACAGGCATTGCCTGTTATGACAGTAATCGGGAACGGTAGGACAAATGCGACGAGCATTTTTCCGAATATGTAAAACACAATAAAACAAAAGGAGAAACACATGGCAAAAAATGAAATCTTAACTTCCGAAGCTCTTATCTTTGCGAAAAAAGAAATTCTTGAAACGCCCGAAAACGGCAAGGGAGTTTTTGTTCTTAATTTTATAGAGCAATTCATCAAGGATCAGAAGGAAGCAGGAATTTTCGACAAGCAAAACCCGGAAGACTTTCTTATGAATGGCGTGCTTGTTGGTTATGCTCTTTATTATATAGAGCAAAAACAACTCTCGGAGCTGATATATAAGGAAAAAGAAAGGAAGAATAATGAAAGAGATTGAAATTTTGAACAAAATCACAGGAATTCTTGAAAACATCGACGGGCATGAAGTCTTGGACGTTCAAACACGAATTGAAAAACTTGCCGCTGAGTACAGTCGTTTCAGTATTACTTTTAATACAAAGAAAGTTGAAGAAAATATTTCTGTTCCTGATAAACCAAAAACAGAACCCGAAGAAAATTCGGAAGACAAAAAAACGGCTGTTGAAGACTCAAACAAAACAAACGCCGCTTGCTGCGAAGAAGAAACTGAACCCGTTATTCCTTCCAAAAAAGCAAAGAAAAAAAGTATATATTGCACAAACTGCGTCAACTGTATCATATCGGAAGAAAACGGGGACAAGAAATGCTGCAAAGGTTTAAAAAGTGGTTATATCGGTTTATGTACTACGGCGAATTTTTGCAACGAATACAGACAAAAATAAAAAGGAGAAAAAATCATCATGGGAAATAATTTTGAAAAAATCAAAGAAAAACTCGAAGGCAACGAACAACTTGCTCTTGAATCAATGCTTCAGGGGGAAAGTGTTGTTGAAACCGCTCGCAGCTTGGCTGTTTCTGTTCAGGAAGCTCAAGCACTTCGCAAAGCGGTTTATTGTGCAGCAGAAGAATTCGTTGAATTCGGTAACAATACGAAAGAAAAACAACAAAAACTGATTGACTTTTGCACGATTGAAGAAGACAAATTCAAAAAAATCATAGAAGAACTTGAAGTCGCAAAGAATAATTTGAAACCTTTTGAAGATGACTATTTCAAAGGTTTAACACATGCAGAAATTGCGGAACTTGCAAAAAAATCATTCAGGCTGACAGAAGAATGTTCAAAACTTGAACAATATATCAATAAAGTTGCTGAAATGCTTGAGCTTAATCCGATTAAAGCTCGCCCTGAAGAAGTTTTTCAAAAAATTTTAGTTCTTCAAATGCCGAAGACGGACTTTGGGAACTTTCTTGTTTATAATCCTGAAAAAGGCTGTCCGAATAAGGTTTATAAAAATATTAACACCGCTATTGAAGACGGAAAAAGTGTTGCAAAAAAAGAACAACAACGAGTTTTCGTTTTGAGAATTGCTTCTGTTATTACTCCGAATTGTTATTTTGATATACAAGATGTTTCGCAAAGCGGAATTCCTTCAAAGTATATGCAGAAAGATGAAATTCCATTTTAGGGGCTAGGAGAATTTAAAATGTCTAAATATATATTTTTGTTGTTTTTCCCTTCAATATGCATGCTAATCACCGCATTTATTTTGTGGCTATTGTTCATTAAAATTCCGCAAATTTGGAACAAATTATTCGGGACGCACATTGTCGTATGTTGGGATATTGAATATACAACTTATGAAACAAGACGAAATTTAAACAATAAGCTTGTTTGCAGTCAAACTATGCCGAATTTCAGCTACCTACTATATGGGGGGGAACACAGAAAATAAGTAACATTGAACGAGGAGAAAACATGGCATTAACAGAATTACAAAAAGAAATTATTGCAGGAGTTCTTGAACGCAAGAAAAACGAAGAAATTGCGGAGAAACTGCACTATTCAAAAGGCAAAATAAAAAAAGAACTTGAAAAAATATACAAATATTTCAAGATAAAAGGCGACGCTGCTTCCAAAAGACAAACTCTTGTCATGGAAGTTACCAAAATTGAGCTTACTAACTTAATGATGTAAAGGAGAAAAAAATGAACGATATTCAAAGAGAATTCTTGTATATTATAGCAATATTTATTTTGTGCACTTTGGGCGTTTATAAGTTGGGGGAAATTGTTGTTTTTGCTTGGAAACAGCTTCCCGCAAACGCAGGAATTGTTTTCTTGTTGTTTTTTATTGCTTTAATGTTCAAATTAAAATATGACGCTTACAAGCGTAAAGGCGGACAATAAGTCAAAATTAAGAAATGTAAAGCAATCAGAAAGCGGACTTTGAGCCGCTTTTTTAATTTATAGCCGCACGGCTACGGGAATTTATTATATAATGCTTAGTGTTGAGAGCCTTTTGACCTCAAAAGACTACCTCAGCAGAACAAGGGCGGAGAATGACTTTTTTATGTTGCGGCATTAAATACTCGAAAAGAGATCCTGAAACTTATTGGTGTATTGAAACAGATGTCATCAAAAATCAGTTCACAAAGAAAACAGTCAAAGGGGAAACTGTTTGCAAAGAAATTGTTGAAACACTTACTTGTAAAAAACATGGGTGCTTGCAAGTTCACATCAAAAGGTTTGGGCGTTTTCGAAACAAATTCAAATGTTTGGAAGTTGAAAAATTGAGCGGAGAAGCAGCTGCTCAATTTCTTATGAATACAGAAAAAATAAGAAATAGACTGCCGCAAACAATTCCGTTCAAATTCATTTCAGTTTCAAAGACAATCCCGCCTTGTTACGGGAAAACTCTTTCTCCGTACACGCAAAGAGCTCGCTATATAAACGAGCAGGACTGGGGCTTTGGTTCTGAAGTCATATTCAATGAATGCAAAATTTCCAAAGTCGGAACTTAATTCTTTTCATTTTATATCCCTTGTTTATGTTGTAAAAGCCTTTAACAAAAGGCTTTTTCTTATGGTTGAAATTATGGCAAAAGAAAAAGACATCAAAATAATTGCAGAAAAAGTCTGCGTTTCGACACAGGCACTATATGATATTTTGGGCGTAAATGAATCAACGCTTGTCCGTTGGGCTGAAAAAGGCTGTCCGAAGGTGCAGCGTGGTTGGTGGGCGATTAAAGATGTTCTTGACTGGCGAAATGCAAGTTTCACAAAAGAAAAGAATGTCGATGAAATGAATTTTTCGGAACAGAAAGTCTATTATGAAGGATTGCTCAAAAAAGCACAGCTTGAAGCCGTTGACCTGAAGAACAGAGTTGCTTCAGGGGAATACATTGCAAAAGATGAAATTGTTGCAGAATTGACGAGATTTCTTGGCGTTTTGAAGCGTTCAATGAACAGCTTTTCAAAAAAGATTTCAACGGAACTTTCGCACTTGGTTGATGATAACGAAGCAAGAAGAATGGAAAAAATTGTTTCTGAAGTTACAACAAGCGTGCTTGAACAGTTGAGCATAAATGGCGTATATGAAGCAAACAAGGACAAGAAAAACAAAAAACTATGAACCGCCGATTTGGATTGCGGAAGCCCTTTCAGTTTTAAAACCGCCCGAAAAAATAACCGTTTCAGAATATGCTGACAAAAACAGAATTCTAGGACCGAAAAACGCTGAACCCGGAAAATGGAACACTTCAAGAACCCCATATCTTAAAAGCATAATGAACACTTACAACGACGCCGACATTGAAGACGTTAGTTTTGTAAAGCCGACACAAGTCGGCGGAACAGAGTGTTTGAATAATATGCTTGGCTTTTCGGTTTCTCAAGAAGGTGCGTCAAACCTTTTGGTATTACCGACAGACGACCTTGCTGACTATACTTCAGAAGAAAGAATTCAGCCCATGATACAGCTGAATTCAGATTTGAAAGAAAAATTTGATGAACAGCGTTCAAAACTTTCTGAACTTCGTTTCAAAAATGACGCTGATATTTCTTTTTGTTCTGCGAATTCTCCTTCGGGCTTGGCTTCAAAACCGAAGAAAAATGTTTTTGCAGATGAAGTTGACAAATATCCTTTATTTTCGGGCAAGGAAGCAGATCCGCTTTCACTTGCAAAACAAAGGCAGCTGACATTCAAATTTGACAAATTCACGTTTGCGACATCGACACCGACAATCAAACAAGGTCCTATTTGGAAAAGGTGGCTTGCAGCCGACAGGCGTTTTGAATATTATGTCCCTTGTCCTTTTTGCGGGCATTATCAAGTATTTAGCTTTAAAAAAGGCATAAAATGGGACAAAAATGCAAAAACGGCTGACGACAGGAAAAATACGACATACTATGAATGTGAACATTGTCATGAGCATATAACCGATAGACACAAACAGGAAATGCTCAGGGCGGGCGTTTGGAAGGACATCAAAACAGGCGAAGAACTGTCGAAAATCAAAAAGAATAAACGCAAGATTGCGTTCAGAATAAACGCAATATATTCCCCATGGTTAAGCTTTGGAGATATATCATACGAATTCACAATTTCAAAGAACTTCCCTGAAAAATTGATGAACTTTGTCAATTCTTGGCTTGCTGAACCTTGGGAACAAACCGAAGTCAAAATGAATTCAAATATTGTGCTTTCAAAGCAGTCCGAATTCGAAGAAAATCTTGTTCCGAATAAAGCAATAATTTTGACGGCAGGCGTGGACGTTCAGGCTTCTTCGTTCTATTACACGATAAGAGCGTGGGGAGCTTATATGACATCATGGAATATTACTCACGGGCACGCTGACTCTTGGAGTGAAGTTGAGTCAATTTTGAACAGACCGTTTGCAAAAGAAAACGGCGAAATAATGCAAGTAAACCTTGCCGCAATAGACTCAGGCGACGGGAACAAAACAGACGACATTTATGACCTTTGTGCAATGAATCAGGACTGGCTTATTCCGGTTAAAGGTTCATCAAGAGCAATGCTTTCACGATATAAAGTGTCGTTGATTGACAGAATAAATTCAAAGGCTCACGGGCTTCGTTTGTATATTGTTGACGGCGGGCAATACAAGGACATGATTGCAGCAAGGCTGAATAAACCGAACGGCAAAGGTGCTTTCATGGTATTCAAAGGCTGCGACGAAGAATATGCGGAACAGCTCTGCTCGGAAGAAAAAGTTCCCGTTCAAGGCAAAGAAGGCGTTTTTGTTTGGAAACCAAAATCGGACCATATCGACAACCATTATTTAGATTGTGAAGTTTATGCAGCAGTTGCGGCGGACGTTTTGCAAGTTCGTTATTTGGTTGATATAGACGAAGAAAACGAAAATCAAAACGCTAATTTGAATATTGTTGCGGCGAAACAAAAAAGCCTGACTCAAAAAGGCGATGAATGGATAAAGCCTTTATCAAATTGGTTACATTAAGGAGAAAAAATGCAAATTCAAGAGCAAATAAATCAAATAAATGAAGCTATTTCTGCAATAGAAAAAGGAGCTCAAGAATACACAATCAACGGCAGAAGGTTTGTTCGTGCAGATATTACTGCTTTATATTCCGAAAGAAAGGCTTTGAATTCTCAGTTGGCAGCACAACAAAACAGCGGAATTGGAATGAACACTTTCGTTGCAAAATTTGACAGGAGATAAAAATGCAAAAAGTGCAAAAAGATTGGATTGACAGAGCTTTGACGCATATCAATCCACGCTTGGCGTATGAACGCATTGCGTGGAAGTCTGGAATTAGAACTTATGACGGCGGCTCTACGGACAGAACAAATTCGGGTTGGACTGCTGTCAACGCTCCTGCTGAACAAATGAATCAAGGCAGCAGGGACAGGCTTCGTGCACGTTCAAGAGATATGGAACGCAATGCCGATATGGCAGAAGCTATCATCGGAGCTTTTGAAAGAAACGTTGTCGGGACAGGATTGCGGCTTCAAGCAAAGCCTTTAAACGCTGAAGGCGAAGAAGACGCTGAACTTGGAAGACAAATGGAAGAACTGTTTGACGAATGGTGCAGGGCTGAAAATTGCGACATAACAGGAGAAACAGACTTCAACGAAATGCAATCAATGGCACTTCGCAGAATGATTGTTGACGGTGGTTATTTATTTGTATTAACAGACAACCCGTACAATGGCAAATTCTCTTTCATGTTACAAATGAGAGAAGTTGACGACATCGACGGAAACAAATTTGCTTATTCAACAGCTTCAGGGCAAAACCGAATAATTAACGGAGTTGAACTCAATCAATACAACAAGCCTGTTGCTTACTGGTTAAAGAATACAACACCCGACGGGCTGACGCTCGGCGACTCGGTTCGAGTTCCTGCGGAAAGAGTCATTTTTTTGAACAAGAAAATTCGTCCGACACAAGTTCGAGAAATTCCAAAACTTGCAAACACAATAGACAGAATTCGTGATTTAAACGAGTTTACTGAGGCTATTTCAATTAAAGAAAGAGTTCTTGCTTGTTTGGCTGTTTTTATTAAAAAAATGCTTCCGGGAAATGGCGGTCCGGGACGGGGAAATCAATTCGGAAAAACCGACAAAACGAGTGGCTACGAAACAAAAATGCTTGCTCCGGGAATGATTTCAGAACTTCAGCCGGGCGACGATATTTCAACAGTCAATCCTTCGGGGCAGGCAAGCAATGCAAGAGATTTTATTTCTTCAGAACAAAGGCTCGCAGCTGCGGGACAAGGCTTGTCTTATGAAACCGTTTCAAGAGATATGTCGCAAGTCAACTATTCTTCCGCAAGACAAGGTTTGATTGAAGACGACAAAACATACGGCATAATTCGTGAATATATCAAAAGACGCCTTTGTATAAGAACATACAGAACGTTTATTATTCAATGTGTTCTTGAAGGTAAATTGAAAATTGAAGACTTCTTCTCAAATATGGAAAGATATTTGCGACATTCATGGATTGCTCCGGGCAGAAATTGGATTGATCCGCTTAAAGAAGTAAACGCAAATGAAAAAGCCTTGAATTCTAATCAAACAACACTTGCTCAAATATGCACGGCGTCGGGGCTTGATTGGAGAGAAGTCATCAAACAAAGAGCGGAAGAAAACAAATACGCTCAAAGTTTGGGAATTACAGAAGGGGACAACAATGGCAAAAAAAATCAAAAATAAAAAAAGAATTATTCCGCAGGGAATTTTGACAAGAGAAGCTGCTTCAAACAGTCCTGTTCTTGGTTCTATGCAGCAAAGGACAATCAGTCTTGAAACAAGAGAAATAAACGAAGCGGAACGCACAGTTCATGTTTCGTTTTCAAGCGAAGCACTTGTTGCTCGATTTTGGGGCACAGAAGTTCTATGTCATGACAAAGATTGTGTTGACCTCTCACGCCTTCTTGAGCTTGGCGTGTCATTATTCAACCACAACAGGGACAAAGTCATTGGAGTTATTAAAAACCCGATTTTGAACGAAGCTGAAAAAAGATGTCATTGCGACATTTATTTCGATGACGACGAAGAAGCAGACAAAATTTTCCAAAAAGTAAAAAAAGGCATTTTGAGGGGAGTTTCTGTCGGTTATCAAGTTGACCGTTGGGAAGAAGTAAAAACAGGCGAAGTTTCTTCAAATGGACGTTTCAAAGGTCCTTGTTTTGTTGCGACAAAATGGACTCCGCTTGAAGTTTCCATTGTTTCAGTTCCTGCTGACTCAGATGTTGGCGTAAATAGAACAATCGAAGAAATTAACAAAGAAATAGTACAAAAAACCGAAAGGAGAAAAAACATGGGTTTAGAAGAACTTTGCAGAAGTCTTGGAATTGATTACGACAAATTGATTGCTCAAGGCTTAAACGATGACGCAATTCGTGCGTTGTGCTCGTCAATTCAGCAAAAAAGAGAAGCTGACGAAAAAGAAGACGAAAAGAAAAAGGCTGAAGAAAAAGCCGCAGCTGACAAAAAGGCTGAAGAAGAAAAAACCGAAAAGGAAAAAGAAAAAGAAAAGAGAGCAGCTGAAATTGCTTCAGAAACTCAAAGAAGTGTTGAAATTGCAACACTTTGCAGAGATTTTGGCGAAGACGCAATTCCTTATATTAAAGAAGGGAAAAGCGTTGATGAAGTTCGCTCTGCAATTCTTGCAAAAGTTAAAAACGAAAGAAAAGCACTTCCGGGCGGCATTCGAGTTGTTGACTCTGAAACAGACAAAATCAGAGCTGCTGCAACTGACGGCTTATTGCTCAGGGGCGGAATGAGTATTGAAAGCCCTGCTGAGGGTGCAAACGACTTCAGGGGAATGAAAATGCGTGATTTGGCGATTGAGTGCCTTGAAAGAGAAGGTATTTCAAACGCACACAGATTGTCTGACGATGACTTGTTCCGCAGAGCTGTTTCTCCCGACTCTCAATTTGCTTCAATCCTTGACAATACCGTTAAAAAGTCAATGGCTACTACTTACAAAGCAGCAGAACCGACTTACGACAAATGGTGCGGAAAAGGAAGCAATTCAGATTTTAAAGAAGCAACTCATTATCAATTAAGCGAAGGCGGCGACTTGGTTGAATTAAGTCAATCAGGCGAAATCAAATTCGACGAAATGAAGGACAGCAAAGTTACAAAAAGAGTGTTGACTTATGCTCGTGGTTTTGGTTTCACTCGTCAAGCTCTCATCAACGACGATTTGAGCATTTTGACAAAAGTTCCTGCTGCTTATGTTAGAGCTGCAATTCGTGGCAGAAACAAACTTGTTTATAAATTGTTAGGCTCAAACGCTACAATTTATGACGGCAAGGCATTATTCCACGCAGACCACAAGAACAAAGGTGCAAAAAAAGCATTGTCAACAGAAGCTTTGTCTGAACTCATCAAGCTTATGAGAAAGCAAAAAAATATTCGTGGCAAAGAAACTCTCAACATCAAGCCTGAATTCTTGATTGTTCCTGCTGCTCTTGAAGCAACAGCTTCTCAACTGTTAGTTTCAACAGCCGATCCTGCTGCAAGCAATTCGGGAGTTGCAAACATCTATCGTAATTCAATGAATTTGATTGTTGACGCAGAGCTTGACGACTATTCCGAAACTCAATACTATGTCGCAGCAAACCCTGCTGACATTGACACAATAGAAGTAACATATTTGAACGGAAATGCACAGCCTATTCTTGAATCTCAAGTCGGCTTCGATTTTGTCGGCATTCGTTGGAGAATTCTTGACGACTTCGGCGTTACTGCTCTTGATTACAGAGGGCTTGCAACGAACGAAGGTGCATAATTCGACACCCTCAAACCCGCACAGCGGGAATGACGCTTGACAGGGGAACTTTTGTTCCCCTTCAGTATAATCTGTTTTTACTCAAGAAATAAAGGAGAAAAATCATGGCAAAAGCAATTCAATTTGTTCAAGACGGAGTTCGTCTTGACTATGCGGCAGGCGAAAACGCTATTGAATACCTTGAAATTGTTCCGGGTACTGACAAAATTTTTGTTGCGGCTGAAGCTATCGCAGCAAATTCTGTCGGAGCTGTTTATTCAGAAGGCGTTTTTGAGCTTCCTGCTAATAAAGAACAGGCATTCACAGTCGGACAAACTGTATATTTTGATGTTACAAACAAAAACATCACTTCAACAGCTGCTTCAAATATTGTTGCAGGCTATGCAGTTGCAGCAAAAACAGCGGCAGGCGAAACTGTTCTTGTAAAAATTAACGCATAATTGCAAAAAGAGCGACGGAAACCCGTCGCTCTTTTTTAAAAAGGTTTAAAAATGAACGAAGACTTATACATATTTTTGAATGATTTTGGAATTCCGCTTATTTTTACACTTCCTGACGGGACTGTTATTGATAAAAATGCAAATGAAGAACCATTGCTCGGAATTTTTGATAAAACATTCGCTGATCCGAATTTAGGATATATGCGAACAAAAATCGACAAGCCGACGTTGACTTGTGTTGAAGCCGATGTCAAAAAAATTGTAAAAAATTCAACTGTCTTGATAAAAGATGTTTCTTTCAAAGTTCTTGACAAAGATGACGACGGAACAGGCTTCTCGACAATAAAATTAACAAACAATTAACGGAGTTGAAATGATTGAAGCGAAAATTGACAAAGAAGAAATTGAAAAACTGAGAGCATTTTTCGACGCCAATCAGAAAGAACTCGACAAAGCTTCAAACTATGCTTTGAGCTCATCAATAAAGTGGTTGAAAAATCAGCTTGTAAAAAGAACCGCAAAGGAAAGCAGAATTCAACAAAAACCACTTACAGAGAAAACTTCAAAAGGAACTTCAAGAATTTGGACGTCAACAAATAAAAACGAAAAAAGTGCTCGTTTATGGTTTGGGGTTCGCAGAATTTCTCTTGCAAGATTAAACCCGAAGCAATATGGAAAAACAGAAAAAGGAAAAAAACGCCGCAAAAGTTCAAAATCAGGCGTCGGAGCGGGGCTTAATCATTCAATTTTTAGAGAAGGGGCATTCCTTATGCCGATTAAGAAAAAAGACGGCAGTTCAGCGATTGTTCCTTTTCAAGTAATGAAACGAATCGGACGAGAAAGACTTCCGATTGAAAAACAAGTTTTTGACTACGGAGAAACAGCTCTGAATATTGAACAACAACTTCAGGGAGAAACAACCAAAATTCTTATAGATAAATTAAGGGAGAAACTTTCATGGCAAACGGCAAAGAGCTAATTGAATACAAAGACGCATTTCAAAAAGCGTTTGACGCTCAATTCCCCGATATTAAAACGGTTATATTTAAAAGAATTGAAGAAGACTTCAAACTTCCTGCAATAGTTGTCAATCTTCCTGTCCTTGAACCGAATTTTGCAGGCAATATGCCAAAAGGAAAAACAAGGACAACTCTACAAACAGCAGCTTTTGTCCTTTTCTCGGCAACGGACGAAGCAAACGAAATGGAATGTCTTCAATTAAGTGCAAGTATCGGAAATTTTATCAACGGAAATAATTTCGGACAGGCTTTTCCTGCAAAAGTTACATTGATTGAGCCCATGATTGTTAAAGGGCTTGAAAATTTCTACATTCAAAGAGTAGATTTTGAACAAAATATTGAAATATCGTCAAAAAGTTAGAACAAAAAGAAAAGGAGAAAACACATGGCAGAAATTGACACTCAACAAAATGTCTTCAGTATTTCGGAAGCAAAAGTTGCAAAGATTACAAAAAATACTTCCACAGATTACGAAAAAGGGGCATATATCGACGTTCCCGAACTTTCAACAATGGACGTAACAGTTAAAACCGACACGAAAGAAGCAACATACGGAGCAGGGCTTGTTGCTGACTCTTTCACAATTAAGCAAGGTTTTGACGTGAAATTTGAGTCTGTAAACATTCCGCTTAAAGCTATTGAAATGATAAACGGGGCAACTCTTACACAAACGGGAACAGCAGGAAGCGAAAGCAACGTTCTTGTTGACTCTGCAAAAGACGTTCCCGCAATGTTCAATTTGGCTTTCAAAACCGATTATGTGAACGGAGATCCTGCTGATTTTCACATGGAATTATATTGCGTTAAAGGCTTCCTTGACGTAATTACAAAAGCCGACGATTACTGGACTTGTTCTTTCTCAGGACAAGCTGTCGGCAGAAAGAAAGACAAACATATTAGAGTAATAACAGCAAACAAAACTGCTGCTAATATCGGCGACAGCAGCCCCGCTCCTGTTGTCGGCGGCGAATAATATTTCGCAACTACAACTTGAAAAAGCGGCTTCAAACGCCGCTTTTTTTTGACAAAAATTCATAAAACAAAGCAAGGAGAACAACATGAGTGCAAACGATATTAAAACACCTAACATCAAAATTCAATTCAATGGCGAAGACTGGAATGTCAAATTCACACTTCGTCATTTTGCGGCATTACAAGACCGTTACGGAATAAACGAGAATGAAATTCTTCAAGGTTTAATCAAAGGCGACATTCGCAAAATACCTTTTGCAATTTGGACTGCAACTCTCGTCTTTGCTCCGTTCGATCCGTCTGAACCGACAAAAATCGAAAAGGAAATTCCGCTTGAAGATTTATTCAACCTTGATTTAGGGCAACTTAGAGATTTGACAAGCAACATCGTCAAGGCAATGGAAGCTTTCTTGCCTGAAGCTCCGGGCGGTGCGGCAAAAAAGCAAACAAAGAAGACACCTTTGAAATAGATTACGCATATTTGCACTATGCGTGCGTAACGCACTTGAGGTGGTCCGAAGAAACTTTTTGGAATTCTACTTTCAGAAAAATTTTCAAAATTCTTGAGATTGACAGACAAGTCAACAATCCAAAACGGACGAAAAACCGTCCGCAAACAAAACGAAAAAGTCAAAAAATCACATTCGAAGAAGCTGCAAAATTATTTTAGCAGGGGGAAAAATGGCAAACAATGTCGGTAATATAAAAGTAAAATTAAATCTTGACTCTGCAAAATTTGAGCAAGGAATGAACACTGTTGTCGGAAGTATCAAAAAACTTTCAACCGTGCTCGGTGCTCTTGGCGTTGGTTTTGGTGCTGCTCAAATTGTGAAAGGTGTCAAAAATATTGCTTCAAATGCTCTCAGAGCGTCTTCCAATTTTGAACAAGCAAATATTTCTTTTGGAGTTATGCTCGGCAGTGCAGAAAAGGCTCAAAAACTTGTCAAAGAACTTGAGTCAATGGCAAATGTTACTCCCTTTGAAACACAAGACCTTCTTGACGCTTCAAAAACTCTTTTGAACTTCGGAATCAATGTCAAAGAAATTGTTCCTGATTTGCAAATGCTCGGAGATATTTCAGGTGGCAACGCTGAAAGAATGCGTTCATTGACGCTTGCTTTTGCTCAGATGTCTTCAGCGGGGCGTCTTATGGGGCAAGATTTGCTTCAAATGATAAACGCAGGCTTCAACCCGCTTCAAGTTATTTCAGAAAAAACAGGAAAGTCAATGGCTGTTTTAAAAGATGAAATGTCTGAAGGCAAAATTTCTGTCGAAATGGTCCGTCAAGCATTTATTGACGCTACTTCTGAGGGTGGTCGTTTTTATGGAATGATGAACAAACAAAGCGAATCGTTTGAAGGCTTGGTTTCAACAATGTCTGACGCATACACTATCATGACAAGAAGCGTTTCTGATATGTTATTGCCTGCATTAAAAGAACAGGTCCGTTCTGTAACGGAAGTTATAAATGCAACAAATGACAATATTGCAAAATTCAAAGAATGGGCTGCGACTAATCAACAAACAGTCGGAGCAATAAAAGACGCCTGCGTTGCTGTTTCAGTTCTTGCAGTTGCAATTCCCTTGACGAATAAAGCAGTTGTTGCAATTATTGCTTCAATGAGAAGTTTTGGCGTCATCACGGCACAAACGACAGCGTATCAAATAGCTTTTGCGACTTACTTGAAAGGAGATGTCGCTCTTGCTCTTATTCAATACAGGGCGGCTCTTACAGCAACCATTGCTCAGGTTCGAGCTTTGACGATTGCAATGTTGCAATGTCCTTTGACGTGGGTTACTGTTGCACTCGGTGCAGGTGCTGCTGCGTGGTGGGCTTATCAACAGAACGCACAAAGCACGGTTCGAGCAATCGAAGAATTGAATGCAGCTCAAGACGAACAAGTTGACAAAACGTCTGACGCAATCAGAACTTTGAAAGAGCTTGACGGAGCTCAGAAATTGAACTATCAACAAACGAAAAGACTTGATGAAGCTATTGCATATTTGACGGAAAAATATCCGGGTTATATCAATAAATTAAGAGAAGAACTTCGTTTGAAGGGCGAAATTTCAAGAGCAACTGCGGAACAGATTGCAAATGAAATGATGTTAGCAAAAATTAAGGGCTTGCAAGAACAAAGAGTCAAACTCAATAAAGATATGATGAGAGATTTAAAACTTTCAACAGCTCTTGCAAAAGTTCTTCCGGGTGCTGCATGGGCAAACAAAGCGGGCGGGCGTTACGGAATAACACGTTCGAACCAAAAAAGGGACGACGCTTTGAATGCCGAAAGAGAAAAGCTTGAAGCAGAAAGAAAATCAATAATTGATGAATTGACAGCTTTAGGCAAAGAAGAAGAAATTGAAGCAACTTCAACTTCAACAGCAGGCGGAAAATCAAAAAAGAAAACAGCAGCTCAACTTGCTGCGGAAGAAAAACGAAGACAAAAAGAACTTCTTGATTATAAGATTGCACTTCTTGACGTTGAAAAATACGAAAAAGAACGGACTGAAGAAGAAATCTATCAAATTGAATTGCAAAAAGCGAATTTGCGTCTTTCTTCTGCTAAAAAGGGAACTTCTGACTATGCTCAGGCACTTGCTGCAAAATTGAAGCTTGAACAGGATCATGCAAAAAAGGTTCGTGAAATAAGCGTCAAAGCAAATGTTGACGATATTGAAGAACAAAAACGGCAGCTTGTGAATGCAAATTCTGTTTTTGAACTGCAATATGAAGCAAATGCAATCAGCAAGAAAAAACTTCTTGAACTAGAAATTGAAAATATAAACAAACGAAAAGAACTTGAAAAACAAGCTCTTTCGGAACAGCTCAAACTCGTTGAAAACAACAACGCCGAACAAGTAAAACTCAAAAGGGCAAGCAATCATAAGATTGAACAACTCGACCTTGAGCTTATGAGAAAAGAAATTGAATTGCAAAAGCAAAAAAGAGTTTCTTTCAAGAGTTTCACAGACGATGTTTCTTCAAGTTGGGGCAGCACTGTTTCTGATTTATTAAATGGAAATATTTCGTTTGAAGACTTTTTCAACAATATGCTTGACGGGGCTTTGAATTCGTTTGGAAATTATTGCGGGAAAATGGTTCAATTATGGCTTCAAAACAACTTGCAGTTGTCTTCTATAACACAATTATTCAGAATACAGAAAGCAGCGGCGGACGCTGAAACTATTGCAGGAAACACGGCTGTTTCTGCAAGCAACGTTGCTCTTTCTGCTTCAGACGGAGTTTTGACGGCGGCAAATACAGCGTTGTCTGTTAGCAATACGGCTGTTGCAACTTCTTCAGGGGCAGCAGCCGCAACAACAGCAACGTCTGCGGGAGTTATGGCAGGGGCAGCAACGACAATCGGTTCAGCTTTTTCTGCAATGATTGCTCCTGTCGCAACTTTAGCAACAACAATGGCAACGCTTGCGTTGACGACAAGTGCTGTTGCGATGAATATGTCAATTATTGCTTTAGCAACAGGGCTTTACGCTCTTGAATCGCTACTCGCAAATTTGACAACATTGCTTCTGAATGTTCAGTTGACAGTTCTTGCAGGCGTTGCGTCTATTGCTGCAAAAGCAATGGCAACTCTTGCGATTGCAAACGCTGCAAACAGTGCTGCACAAATTCCGTTCGTTGGTTGGGCGATTGCTCCGGGAGCAGCTCTTTCGACCGCTGCGGCAATTATGGCGGCAGACTCAATGGTTCAGTTTAGGGAAAAAGGCGGACCTGTTTCAGCAGGTCAACCTTATATCGTTGGCGAAAAAAGACCTGAACTGTTTATTCCCGACAGAAGCGGAACAATATTGCCTGATACATCGGCTCTTGGTGGGGGCGGTAGCAATTACACCGAATACAATGTCCCCGTTACAATGTTAGTTTCTACAACAGACTCAAAGAGCTTTGAAAGTAGAATTGATGACTTAACTGACAGAATACATTCTAATCTTGCAAAGAAAATCAAGAGAAGAAAACTTGCTCCGCTTGGAACATAGCTCATGTACCATTAAGCGTGCAAAGAGGTATTGAACCGCCCTTCGGGGTGGTTCTTTTTAAGGAGAAAAAATGACAAATTATTTGTTCCCTGAGTTTCAGGGGTGGAGTTGGGAAAAGACAAAAACTCCGCAATGGAAAACTAACATATATGAAGCAGAAAGCGGGCTTGAAACAAGAATTCAACGTTGGAGTTATCCACGTTACAAAATAAAACTTGTTTTCAGTTTCTTAACCGACAAAAATGTTCAAGGTGTAACGCTTGAAAAAGGCGACATTGAAAAGCTACAAGGCTTTTTCAATTCTGTTGGTGGCAATGCTGAAGACTTCTTGTACAAAGATGATGTCGAAAATTATTGCGAAAATCAAACAATCGGTGTCGGGGACGGTTTCACAAAAGAATTTCAACTTGTTCGACAACTCCCGAATTGGGTTGAACCTATACGAGGAATAATTGAACCGCCGAAAATTTATGTCAACGGTGAAGAAGTAACTGAATTCAACTGCAATGCTCGTGGGTTGGTTACTTTTGATGAAGCTCCTGCAAAAGGTTCAATTATATCTTGGAGCGGAACTTATTATTTCAGATGTCGTTTTGATGATGAGGAAATTGAGCTTACTCGAACTTATGAAGGGCTTTGGGAATCAATCGAAGTCAATCTTATAACAGTTAAAAAATAGAAAGGTGAAAAGATGAAAAACGCAAGCTCTTTGCTTATTGAATTTCTTGCTTCTGAAGAAAGCAGTGTTCTAAAAACGGCGGACCTTTACACAATAACTCTGACAAATGGAACTGTTTTGAGATATACTTCCGCCGATTTTGATATTATCAAAAACGGTGCTGTTTTTTCTTGTCAAAATGCAGGAATTTCACGCTCTGAAATGTCTTGGCAAACAGGACTTTCTGTCGATGATGTAACTGTTGAAATGTATCCTTCAGAGAATGACAAAGTCGGCTCTGTTTCACTTGTCGAAGCGTTTAGGAACGGTACTTTTGACGGTGCTGAAATTTGTCTTGATATGGCTTTTTATAAGGACGGGTGGGAAAAAGAACCACTTTTTCTTGAAAAATTGTTTGTCGGAACTGTTGACGTTGAAGAAGTTTCGGGTAGTTATGCAAAATTAAATATTAAATCTTTTACGGAATTATTGAATCAGAGTTTCCCTGCTGACACGTATCAAGCGTCTTGTCATTATTCTTTATATGGTGCAGGTTGCAACGTTATCAAAGAACATTTTTCACAATACGCAAGCGTTGCGGAAGGCAGCACAAAGAAAAAAATATATTGCAAATTGACTTCTCCTGCGGGCTACTACCAAAACGGAATTCTTCAATTCATAATCGGCAAAAATATCAATATTAAAAAATCAATCAAAATTCATGAGAATGGTTTGCTTGTATTGTCAACCCCGCTTCAATATACACCGACAGTCGGCGACACTTTTCTTGTTTCTGCGGGCTGCGACCATACAATGACAACTTGCAAAAAGAAATTCAACAACTTGAACAACTTCAGCGGAACTCCGTTCATTCCGAAAGCTGACTCAAGTATTTAAAAGGAGCAAAAATGAACACAGAACTTGAAAGAATAAGCAAGTTAAAACCTTTTTCAAAAAGATATATAAAACAGCACGAAGAAGAATTGAGAGCAGAAATTGTTCGCATTGCCAAAAAGTGGATCGGTGCACGTTATCACATCAACGGAATGCTTCCTTATAAGGCTTGTGATTGTCATACTATTTTAATAATGACGTTTGCCGAAGCTCGTTTGATTAAGCTCTTTTTGCCTGAATTTTATCGTCCTGACTTTTCTTTCAATACTTGCAAAGAAACATATTTGCAAGGGGTTCAAAAATATGGAAATGAAGTTCAAACAAAACGTCCGGGAGATATTATTCTTTATAGATACGCAAAACTTATCGACCATGCGGCGATTGTAATTGACGAAAAAGGAACAATGATTGACTCTTGCATTACAAGGGGCGTAACTTATCAAGACTACAATCAAGAAATTAACAAAAACAGAGAAGTTGCGACGTTCAGCTTTTGGGAGAAATAAAAACAATGGGTTTTGTAACTAAAAAAAATAATTCAGCAGTTGCTCAAAACGAACCACGCTTGAACGCTGTCAAATTTGAACAGTCAACATTCGGAGCAGCAAAAGCTGTTGTATATGGCACAAACAGAATAACAGGGAACGTTATTGACAATGTTGACTTCACAACTATTTCACACACTGAAACGCAAAAAGTCGGCAAGGGCGGCAGTCAAAAAATGTCTTCTACAACTTATACATACAAGTCAAGAGTTGTAATCGGCTTATGCTTTGGCGAAATTCAAGGAATTAAAAAAATAATAATTGATGACGGTAATCACAGCTTAAGTGATTACAATTTCAATTTGTTTAGAGGGACAGCAGCTCAAGACGCTTGGGGGGAAATGGCGTCCCTACACCCTGAAAGAGCTTTGAAATATAGAAACCTTGCTTATGTCGCAGGATATATTGATTTGACTTCTTCAGGTGGAGTTCCGCAATTCAATTTTGAAGTAAACGGAAAATTCACAGCAAACACTGACGACGTAACTCCTGTCATAACAGAAGGCTTTTCTTTTTCGGCAGAAACAGGAACTCTCGGAAATTGCTCAGGTGATATTGACTACGGGAATTATTATGTTTCTGACAAAAATGTTGAAATTGTCTATTATACATCAAACGGCGAAGAAAAAACACTTCAAAATTTCAAAAACTATTCAAGAAACGGTTCAAAATATACGTTTTATCTTGGCGGTTTGGGTGCTGTTTCTGCTCATGTTTATTTGACATACAATTCAAAAGTTCGTCTTGACGCAAACCCGAAAGACATTGTCTTTGATATTTTGACTAATAAAATATATGGAGCAGGCTTCCCTGAAGAATACGTTGCAGACTTGTCGAGCTTTTCAGATTTTTGCATTGCAAACAATGTTTTCTTGTCCCCTGTTTACGACTCGCAGAGCGAAGCACAGCAAGAATTGACAAGTATTGCAGAAATTGCAAACGCTGCTTTTGTGTGGACGCAAGGAAAACTGCACTTGCTTCCTTTAGGCGACGAAACCGTTTCTGATAACGGCAAAACGTGGACGCCTGAGCTTACTCCGATTTATGACTTAACCGAAGACGATTTTCTTGGCAATGACGACGAACCGATTGTCTGTACAAGAAAGCAACAAAGCGAAGTTTTCAATCAAGTCAAAATTGAATATTTAAACAGAGCGAATGATTACAATATCGAAGTTGCTGAAGCTCAGGATCTTGCAGACGTCGAGCTACACGGGGCAAGACCTGCTGACACAATGGAAGCTCATCAAATTTGCACAGCTGAAATTGCACAAAGAACAGCTCAACTTGCACTTGAAAGAAATCTTGCTGTCCGCAATCAATATTCTTTCAAATTACCATTAAAATATATTTTGCTTGATCCTCTTGATATTGTAACGCTGACACATTCAAGGCTTGGACTTGACAGAGAGCCTGTTCGAATTCTTACGATTGAAGAAAACGAAGGCGAACTTGAAATCACAGCAGAAGAACTTGTCATCGGAACAGCAACGCCTGCAAAAATTCAACATCAACGCAGTTCAACAGAAAAAATTGACTTTGCTCAGGCTGTTGGAAATATCAATCCTGTTGTTGTATTTGAACCACCTTTCCAGCTTACTCAAGAAACGCTTGAAGTTTGGGTTGGCGGTTCAAGTAGTGAAAACCTGTTCGGCGGGGCTGAAATATGGATTTCGGACGACGGCACAACATATCGTTATGCAGGAACAATCACAACACCAGTGCGACAAGGCGTTTTGAGCAAGCCGCTTGCGTCTTTTGACGGAGATATTGACGAAGCGGACGTTCTTCATGTTGATTTGTCAATGAGCCATTCCGAAATATTAAGCGGAACTGAAACTGACGCAAGAAGATTAAACACGCTTTGCTATGTTGACGGGGAATTTCTTGCTTATAAAGACGCTTTGCTTGTTGACGACTACGAATACGAACTTTCCTTCTTGAAACGTGGAGCATACCATTCAGGAATTGCTGCTCACGACGCAGGAAAACAATTTTGCAGAGTTGATGAAGGCAGTTTCTTAAAAATTCCATTCGCAAAAGAAGACATCGGGAAAGAAGTTGCTGTCAAAGCCCTTACATTCAATGTTTTTGGAGCAGGGCTTCAGACACTTGCGGACGTTCAGCCTTTTTATTATAAAATTAAAGGGACTGCACTTCAGCAAGCTCCCGAAAACGTTCAGGGGCTTACAAGTTATTATTCCGACGGTTTTTCAATTCTAACGTGGCAGCCTGTTGATGATACTCGTGCGATTGTTTACGAAATCAGAAAAGGGGACTCTTGGCAAAAAGGGCAATGTTTGGGAAGAATTGCAGCGAATCAATTCTCTGCAAAAGGAAACGGAACATATTTTGTCAAAGCTTATGTCCCAGATTACGGAGTGTATTCTGAAAAACCCGCTGTCATAGAAATAGACGGAGCAAGGCTTGTTCAAAATGTCATTGCAATACATGACGAATGTGCTGAAGGGTGGAAAGGAACACGTTCGGCGGGTGTTATAATTAACGATTATAAAATGCTTGCACTTGCAGGTTGCGGCTTATTTTCTGAAATTCCTGTATTTTCTGAAATTGAAAACTTGCTATATTTGGGCGGAGTTTCAACAGAAGGAACATATGAAGCTAAAAACATTGTTGACATCGGAGCTGCTGCAAGCTGCTATATTTCTGTTGATTATAAATTTATCGGGGAAAACCCTTTTGAGATTTTCTCCAAAATTCCGAAAATTTCAGCAATTACAAGTTTGCTCGGCAATTATGGCGGGGAAATATTAAATTCAAGAATTCAAATTTCCATTGCAGGCGATGACGATGTTTTCGGAGAATGGTTCGACTTTGTAACGGGGCAATATTACGGAAAAAAATTCCGTTTCAGAGCCGTCCTTGCTTCAAATTCAGACAAAGTTGTTGCCAAAATGGAAGAATTCACAATTTATGTTGACGTCCCGGACATTGTCGAAACTGGAACAGAAATCGTCATTCCTGCTGAGGGGAAAAAGATTGAATTCAAAAAGAATTTTCATATTCTCCCGAATGTTCAAGTTACTATTTTGAATAAAAGCAAGCATGATGACGAAACCGTTATTGTAAATGACGAAAAATCTTTTGACATAATTATTCACAACAACGGAGTCCCTGTTGAAAAGACAATCAATTTTGTAGCTCAAGGATATTAAACAAATATAAAAAGGCAAAGCGGACGCTTTCGGGCGTCCTTTTTGTCCTGCAAAAATAAGGAGAAAAAAAATGCAAAAACCTATTCAGATTGAAGACGGAACAGGAAGCGAAGTTCTGCAACAGATGAACAACGCTTTCGAAACGCTTGCAACAAACTTCATGGGAAGTTCAGAACCTGAAACAACATATCCTTCAATGATTTGGATTGATACTTCAGGAGCTAACCCCGTAAAGAAACAAAGAAACACTGACGACTCGGAATGGATTATTCTCGGAGAGTTTAAAAACGGCGTTTTTTATAACAAAGACAGAGCATTCATTGAAGTTAAAACAATTACACTCGGCACTGCTTGGAGTGGAACAAGTGCTCCGTATTTGCAAGAAGTAAAAGTTGAAGGGCTTCTTGCTTCCGACGTCCCTATTGTCGGGCTTGTTCAGTCCGGGACATATTCCGAAGCACAAACACAGCTTACAGACTACGGAAAAATATATCGTGCGGTTACAAGCGACGGAAAAATGACTTTTTATGCAAATGAAAGCACATCAACAACATTGACGCTGCAACTAAAAATTATAAGATAATGTCTGCAAGTGCAGGCAGCAAAGGAAAAAAGGAGAAAACACATGGAAGCAATTCTTTCAGGCGGGACAGCTTCAGCAGGCGGAACTTCAAGTTCTTCAGGTGCAGGCTTGCCGCCTTCAAATTGTAAAAGTTTAGAAATCAAAAAAACAGGAACAACAATTCAACTTTCTTGGATTGATCCTGAAGACACAGTTATTGACGGCTTGTTTTTATGTTCTTGGAAGGGAACAAAAATTTTGAGAAAAATTGGAAGCTACCCGACAAGCCCGACAGACGGAACAGTTGTTCTTGACAATATTTCAAGAAACGCTTATTCTTCAACCCCTTTCAACGATACTGTCGAAGACGCAGACGCTGAATACTATTACAAGGCTTTTCCGTATTCAGTAAACGGCGTTTATAATATGGACGCAAGGAACAATTTCGGTGCGGTTATATATGGCTTTTGGATTGACAAGTTAGATCCGAACCCTGAAACAAGAGTTCATTATATTGAAGAAAACACTCACTACAAAGAAGCCCGAATGAATTATTCTTCGGGGGCGTTTGATTATGGCGACTGGTCGGACGCTTGGTTCGTTAAGAAAAACCGTCCTGTTATGTTGAACGCAGACTGCACTGTTGCGTATGAATTACACCCGACGAACCTTGCTTTCAGAGCAGACGGAGAAGCTTCTGACGTTGCAAACACTGCATTCAACGGAAATGCAATGAGCGGAATTCCTCTCTGTTGGTTGAAAATCGTTGACGAAGCAACAAAAATCACTGTTTATGTTTCAAATAAACAAGTTGACTCAAGCTTCCATGCATACGCTCACACAAACAAAGACGGCGACATTGTTCCTGAAATTTTTCTTCCTATTTTTGAAGGTTCAATCATTTCAAACAAATTGCGTTCTTTATCGGGGCAAAGACCTTGCAACTCGACAACAAGTGCAGCAGAAAGAACAGCAGCTCTTGCAAATGGAGAATATTATTTCACAAGAGCCCTTGCAGAAGAAATGCTTATTCGCATTTTGCTAATATTGATTTCAAGAACAACCGACTCTCAAAAAGCCTTCGGAAACGGGCATTATTCAGGTGGCTCTCAAGCGTCGCACTTACAGACAACAGGGGCAGGAAATCAAAAGGGACAGTTCAGCGGTTCAACCGGGAATGATGTTGTAAATATCTTTTATATGCAAAATTGGTATGGCGATAGGTGGGACAGAATTGCGGGTTGGATTAACGACAACGGAACGCAAAAAATAAAGCTGACATACGGCACAGAAGACGGCTCGACAACTACTGGCTACAATGAAACTGGAGCGGGGTATATTATAATCGGGCTTGCACCTTCAGGGACTTCAGGCGGCTATATTTCAAAATGCACAGGCAATCAATATGGAATTTTTCCTCATGTTGTTAGTGGTTCAAGTTCAACTTTTGAATGCGACGGTATGTGGTTTAATAACGGACAAATTAATTATGCCCTTGTCGGTGGTGATTGCTACTATGGCGTGCTTGTTGGTGCTTTTGCTTCGAACCTGAGCACTGCTCCTTCGAGCTCGGGCTGGTACTTCGGGGCGTCCCTTTCTTGTAAACCACCTTTGCAATAAGGGGGTTTGGGGGAATTCTCCCCCATATAGAAGCCGAAGGCTCGAAAAATTTTTTTATTGTATAATGATAACGGGACATAAAAAGCAGCCCTTGTCGGTGGTTCTTGCTTGAACGGTTTTCTTTGTGGCGTTTCCTGCTCGAACTTGAACGATGTTGCTTCCTTTTCCACTTGGGACATCGGGGCGTCATTTTCTTATTTCTCCATTATGACAATAGAATAAAAGAATTGGGGTGCAAGAAGCAGCCCTTGTCGGTGGTGATTGCAACAATGGCTTGCTTGTTGGTGCTTTTGCTTCGAACCTGAACAATGCTCCTTCGAACTCGAACTGGAACATCGGGGCGTCCACTTCTTATTAAGTAAAATTGCAAACGCTTTTTGTGCTCCATGCCGCTCGGCAAAAATAGAGTCGTCAAAGGTGCGGGATAGTAACATAAGTAGGAAAGAGAATTTTTTCAAATTCCTGCGGTTGAACCCCCGCAAGACAATAAGAAAGGTGGAAAACTATTGCCAAAATCTTTCAACCACCAATTTGAAAAATTGATTGAAAAGTCAAACATTGAACAGGCGGTTGAAACTCCTGCGAAACAAAAACTGAGCAAAAAAGCTCGAAGAACTGCAAGACAAATTCTTCAAAATAGCGAAGAAATTCAAAAACAGTTTAGAGAAAAGCTCATCAACGGAGAACCTTTGACAAGAAGGAAACACCGTGCAATGCTAATTCAAGACGGCTCATCGAAGAAGGTTAGGCTTATTTTAAAGCCTGACCTTATGTTCGAGCAAATGCTTCATCATGCCGTTGTTCAAGTAATGCAGCCAATTTTTATGCGTGGAATGTATGAATTTTCTTGCGGTTCTATTCCGGGACGAGGTCCGCATTATGGGAAGAAATATATTGAAAAATTTATCAGAAAACGCAAAGCAGACATCAAATATGTTTTGAAGTTTGATATTAAAAAATTTTACCCCTCTATTGATACGGAAATTTTGAAACAAAAGCTGCGAAGAATTATTCACGATGAAAAAATGATGTTCGTGCTTGAACAAATAATTGACTCAAATATTGCAGTTTTTCCTGACGGACACGAAGAATCGCTTGGCGTTCCTATCGGTTATTATACTTCGCAATGGTTTGCAAATTTTTATTTGCAAGATTTGGATCATTATATAAAACAAGATTTGAAAGCGGCAGGGCTTTTTCATTATGTCGATGATTATGTTATTTTTGGACGTAATAAAAAAGAATTGCACAAAATGCTTGAAGCAATAAGAATTAAACTTGCTGAAGTCGGACTTACTATAAAAGAAAATCATCAAGTTTTTAGGTTTGACTACATTGACAAAAAGGACGGCAAAAGAAAAGGGCGTCCGATTGACTTCATGGGGTTCAAATTTTATAGGGACAAAACAACTTTGCGTCGTTCAATAATGCTGAAAGCTACACGCAAAGCAAAGAAAATGTCGAAAAAGAAAAAGCTCACATGGTTCGACAGCTGTCAACTTTTGAGCTACATGGGTTATTTTTTACACACGGACACATACGGAGTTTTTCAAAAATATATAAAACCATACGTCAATATTAAAAATTGCAAACAACGAATTCGTACTCGACAATTAAAAATAAATGCAGCAAATAAAGCAAAGGAGAAAAATCAATGTTTACATTCAGAAAAGCAGAAAGTCTTGAAAAACCAATCAGACTCGACGAAAAAAGCTCCGCAAATGGAGTTTACATCAGAATCAACTGTTCAGCTGAAACTGTTTCAGATAACGACGGAAACGAACAAATAAAATATTCTTATCTTGAAGCATTTTGCACAAAAGAAGAATTTGAACAATTCAAGCTCATTTCTAAAGTACAAAATAAGGACGTTTCCGCTGCACAAATTGAATACGATTACAAGCTCGACACGCCCGTTGAATATAAAAAAACGGGCTTTACTTATAAGCCGAAATGGGCTGAAGAAATTTATGTCGGGCTTATTGAAAAAGGTTCAAAATTTCCTTCAATATTTCCTATGCTCATATATGACAGCACAAAACGGGCGGACCGTGCTGTCAATATGACCTTAGAAGATTTAACAGAGCTGACAATGTTTCTTGCTGCTAAGCAACAGCAATATTTCAATGAAAAGAAAGAAGCTGAAGTCGCAGCATAAAAGCAGTAGAGAAGCTGCTTAAAAAAATTCTTGGTTGGGCGTAGTGGGTAGAAATAACGAACGCAGCTGCAAATTCTCGTTGTTTCATTCGGGCAGGGCAAAAGAAAAAGAGTCGTCTTTTTGACGGCTCTTTTTCATGCAAAAAAGGAGAAAAAATGTTCAAAGCAAAGCAAATTATTATAAAAATTGACGACCGCAGAGAGAAAATTGAAGACTTCATTGCAGATGAAATCTTGTCAAAAATTGACGAATGCAAAAGCGTTGATATTCTTGAAGAAAAAGCAATCATTGCGGCAATAACTGCTGCAAACGCCTATGCTGCAACATACGGCGTTCCGTCAATTCCTGACAATATAAAAGAAAAAATTGCGAAAACGTCTGTCAAAATTCTTGGAAAAGCAAACAAAAAACTTCAACTTCAACTCAAGAAAAAATCAAAAACATTCACAAAAAGACACAAAGGGGAAGAAATATGATTGATTTTGAAAAACTCGACAAAAGAAGAATATATTTGGGCTTACAATATGGCGAAGGACTTATTTCAAAGAAAATTCGCAAATATTCAAAATGCTACGCTCCGAATTCTGAAAGAATTCCGACGCACGTTTTGGCTTTTGTTTATAAGCTCGGCGAATGGTGGGTTTATGAATCACACGCAAACGGCTTCAAGAAACTCGGAGTTCCTGCGGGGGTTCGTCGTTATACTGTTGAGAAATGGAAAATTGCAGAAAAGGAAACTCAGGAACAATTTGTCGCAGTTCCCCTGAAGATAAAATTCAAAGAACTTGAAAAATATATCGGGCTCACATACGGAGTCGGCGACATTCGCAATTTATTGAAAGCAGCTCTGTTTCACAATAACGGAAAACAAAAAGATAGGGAAGGACTGATTTGTTCGGAATATATTGCTTTGTGTTTTCCCGATATTTGCAAGGCATACAACTTGCCTGCTTGGTGCATAACGCCTGCACATTTTCAAGACTACATCGACAAAACAATTACGGGGGAGAGGGGAAAAATATGAACATACAAGAAGGAGCTCTTTTTTTATCAATAGGAGCAAACATTGCTGCGATTGCTTATTTTGCAGGCAGATTGAAGGCACAAGCTGAAGCACACACAAAAACACTGGACGAAATCAAAAAAACTTTCAACGACGCTTTGACAAAAATGCAAAATGATTTCAAAGAAAGATTGAAAGAATTAAAAGAAAACTTGTACGAAAAAATCGGAGAAAATGCAAAGCACTTTGAAGAACACATCGGACGCTTAGAACTAAAACAAGACAAGCATAATTCCGTTATTGAGAGAACTTTTCATCTCGAAAAAAGGGAAGATGTTCACGATGAGCAAATAAAAGTTGCTAACCATAGAATTGAAGACCTTGAAAACAAAATCAATGTATAAGGAGAAATCATGGAAGAAGTTGTTGAAGTATGGCACAACGGACGCTTAATTCTAATGTGGGCGTTTGTTTATTACGCAATGATGAATTGCAAAGGAGAAAGAAATGTCTGAACAAACTGAATTATTCAAAAAAGCTCTTGCTTTTGTTTTGAAATGGGAAGGCGGTTTTGTTGACGATCCTGATGATAAAGGCGGAGCTACAAACAAAGGAATTACACAAGGAACTTACAATGCCTTTTTAAAACAAAGAGGGCTTCCGCAAAGGTCCGTCAAACTGATAACGCAAACCGAAGTTGAAACAATTTATTTTTCAAAATACTGGATTGCTGCAAAGTGTAACACTATGACAAAACAATTCGCAGTTCTTGCCTTTGACACCGCCGTCAATATGGGCGTCGGACGTGTTGCACAGTTCTTGAAAGCTGCTGAATATAAATTCCCGGAAAAGTTTATTGCAGCCCGTGAAGCAAAATACAGAGAATTTGCTCGATACGGAAATCAAAAAAAGTTTTTGAACGGTTGGTTGAACAGGCTCAAGGCTCTGAAAGAATTCGTTCATTCTTTATAATCATGCTTACTCCTTGCATGTACGGAAAAGCTCGCTCAAAAGGCGGGCTTTTTTGTTGCTTATTTTTATTTGAAAATGTTGAACATAATCAAATGTTACAAAATGTAAAATATTATCTTGATTATGTTGAACAAAATCAAAAAAGGGTTATAATTAAAATATAAGGAACAGCAAACGAAAGGACAAACAAAATGGCAAGAGTTTTAACAGAAGCAGCAAAAGCAGCAAAAGAAATCAGAAAAGAATTAAAAGCAATTAACGTGAAAGCAAGCGTAAAATCTCAAACTTTTTCAATGGGAAACAGTGTTGATATTTATGTTACAGATTTAAGCCCGGAAACAGAAAAACAAGTTCAAGCAATATGCAGTAAATATCAATACGGACATTTCGACGGAATGACTGACAGCTACGAAGTATCAAATTTGAATGCAAACCTTGTTGCACAAGCAAAATACGTTTTTGTAGAAAACAAACCCTCTGATGAAATGATTGAAAATATTTTAAACTGGCTTGACTCAAAAGACGCACACAAACAATTCAGCACAGATGAAAAAATTCAAAAATTTTATGGAGATTACTCAATGAGCCGCTATTCCTTAGCAAGAAAAATTTTCAGAGGATATGACCTTTTCGGCGGTTACTGGGAACAAAAACAGGCAGCATAAGGGAGAGCAATCTCCCTTTTATAAATGAAAGGAAATCAAACAATGTCAATAAATGCACTTGTGGAAGAATTAAAGGAAAATGAACAAGACTTTGAATTCTATCCGACAACAAAAGAAATGCTTGAAGTTATAAAGGAAAACTTGCACTATATAAGAGAATGTAATTCTGTTTTAGACATCGGCTGCGGGAGCTGCAATTTCAAAAAATACATTCCGGGATATAAATATTTCGTCATTGAAAAATCAAAAATATTGCTTGAAAAATTAGACGCAGAAACAATCGTTCTTGGAACAGATTTTCATTCAACATTATTGATTGACAAAAAAGTTGATATTATATTCTGCAACCCGCCGTATAGCGAATATGAACAGTGGGCAAAAAAAATTATATGGGACGGAAACTGCAAATATATTTATTTGATTATTCCGCAAAGGTGGAAACAAAACAAAGAAATTAACGAATGTATAAAAACATTAAATGCAAGAGTTGAAGTCTTAGGAAGTTTTGACTTTTTGAATGCAGAACGCTCAGCAAGGGCGAAAATAGACATTGTAAAAATCGATAAAAGACGTTATTCGCAATATTACGGAAGGAACAACGAACTTGACGACATCAACGCAACAGCTTTTGACAAATGGTTTGATGATGAATTCAAAATGCGTGATAGTTCACAATGCAACAAAAACGAAAGAGAGCTTGAAAGCGAAAAAGAAGAAAACATCAAGAAGCAACTTGTCAACGCTGAAGGGAGCAAAGCAAAAATTCTTGTCGAGTTATACGAACATGAACAGCTGAATTTATACAATCATTTTAAAGCAATTTCTTCTTTAGATGTCGATGTTTTGAAAACAATCGGAATTGAAAAAAAGACTGTTAAAGAAGCCCTGAAGCAAAAAATTAAATCTTTAAAAGTGTTATACTGGCAGCTTGTTTTCGATGAACTCGAAGAAATTACAAGCAGACTGACTTTCAGAACAAGAAAATCAATGACAGACAGATTTTCGAGCCTTCTGACGGTTGATTTTACAACTGAGAATATTTATCCGCTGCTTTTATGGATATTAAAAAACGCTAACAAATATTATGATGAACAACTAATTGAATTGTTCAAATATTTCACAGAGCCTGACAATATTCAAAATTATAAATCAAATCAAAAAGTTTTTCTTCGCAATGAATGGTATCCTGAAAATTTTAAAAACAAAGAAGAAGTTTCTCATTATACTTTGAGCTATCGCATAATTTGCGAAATCTTGCATACTGGCAACAGGTATATTGACCGTTACAGCCGTTATATGTGGGGAATAAAAGATGTTTGCACCGTTGCAAATAATTTAGGCTTTTTAGTTGATACTGACTCGATACAAGAAAAACCCGAATACGGGAAAAAATATTCAATATATTTGAAAGACGGCAAAATATTCATGGATTACCGCTGTTATAAAAAAGGCACTATGCATATTAAATTTAACAAAGAATTTATGAAAGCATTCAACGTCGAAGCGTCCCGCCTTTTGGGTTGGATTAGAAACAAAGAAGACATTAAGAAGGAATTCCCGGAAGAACTTGCAGAAGGTGCGGAAAAGTATTTCAAACAAAATTATACTTGTATTAGTTCAAATGTTCTATTGCTGACTACAAAAAAAGAAAGTGCTTAA